CGCAGGCGCTGCCCTATGCCTGGGACCCGACCGATCCCGACCGGGAAGACGTGGCGCTGGCCAACCTCGTCTATGGCGCGCGCATGGGCAACCAGGTCAACGGCACGGCCGACAACGATGGCTGGGATTATCGCGGCGGCGGCCTGATCCAGCACACTGGCAAGGCCGAGTTCGACACGCTGTTTGCCCGCCTGGGCGTGACCGTCGCGCAAATCCACGGCGGTGACCCGGTGGCCATGGTGCGCGCGGCCTGCGACTATTGGGATCGTGTCGGCGCCAACACCTATTGCGACCGGGGCGACTTCCGGGGCTTGCGCAAGCGCGTCAACGGCGGGCTGATCGGCGTGAACGAAGTGGCGGTGCGGCGCGCGCGCAGCCTGGCCGTGCTGGGCAGCGCGGCATGAAGGACTTGCGCGCGATCCTGGCCCGCTGGGCGGCCGGCCTGGTGCTGGTTGCCGCGCTCGCCTTCGCCGCGATGACGGCGGCGGCCATTCACTATCGCCATGCGGCCCGCGACGAAGCGGACGGCCGTGCCGCCGATCACGCCGGCTATGTCGCGGCCCAGGCCGAAGCCACCCGCCTCGCGGCCGAGGCGCTCCACCACCAGGAAGCGGTCTATCGCATGAAGGCCGCGCAACAGGACCAGGCCCATGAAACCGAACTTGTGCAAGCTCGCGCCGCTGCTGCTGCCTATATTGCTGCTCACCGCGTGCAGCCCCAAGCCGCTCAACGTGCGAGCGGCCCGGCCCTTGCCGCCGCCACGAGTGACAGTGCCGGCCTTCGCGCGCCAGTGCCCGCCGCTGGTGTCGTGGTATCCGAACAGGACGTGCAAGCCTGCAGCGAAGTGACCGCCTATGCGCTCATGTTGCGAGACTGGGCGCTGGGGCTGGATGAGGTTGTGCCCGCCCCGTAAGCGCCGTTCATTGCGGTCAGCTAGTCGGGTTGTAGGGCACCACCATCAGGCACGCGCCCCGTGTTACGTCGTTGGCCACTTCGTCCTTGATTGCATCCATGTCGCGCGGTTCGACCATGGGTTGATCCTTGAACCACAACTCGAGCGCCTGACCGGCTTGGGCCAACACATCTGAAAAACTATCGGCTGCGGAAAAGCAGCCGGGCAGATCGGGGAAGGTCACGCCCCAAGCGCTGTCTTCGTCCTTATGGACCAGGGCAATAAAGGTTTTCATCGTTTCGCTCCGCAGGGCGGTTGGCTCAAAGCCCGCCCGGCATTCTCGCTATCGATGGGGCGGTGCCGTTGTCATTGCTCTCGATAAGAATGGAGTGCCTCAGGTTCGACATGCTGATTGTAGGCCGGTGTTTGAAAAATTCGTCTCAAACGGTGAAGGCGTTTACTTGCGGATGAATTTCGGTAGCTATTCTGGATTGACAGGAGGGTACGGAGATGATTCGCAAATTGCTGGCGTGTTTGGCGCTCAGTTGCCTTGCCAACATTGGGTTTGCAAGTTCCGCATCAGCGCAAAATTTCGATCCTCGCGGGCCGTTGTGGCAAATCATAACCGCTTTTCAGAATTGTGGACCGCCGCAAGCTTATCAGATACTTAGTCCGCAAATGTTCCAAATCGTAGCTAATCAAACCAATGGTTCTGGCTGCTATGCGCCTATAGCAGCTGCGGGGCCAGTATTATCGATGCAGGTTATGCAACAGGCCAATTTGCCATTAGGTCCTCTATACGTCGTTCGTGTAAATCATCAATCCGGTCCGGTTGACTGGTTTATCGGGTTCAATAAATTTAACAGTAAAATCGAATACCTGTCCTTTCAAATGGCTCAGGGCTCTCCTTCAATCTCGGCGGGTCCGGGCCCTGATGCAAGTGGTCCAGGCACAGGCGCGCAACCATCGCATCCAAATCCACCAGCTGGTCAGCCCGAAGAATGTTCCATGTATCCGACGATGTGCCAATGAGTATCATGGTCACGCGTCGCACGCTCATTGGGGGCTCGGTCGTCACTGTGCTTTCAAGTCTATGTGGTTGTGGCCGAGCCATAGCCCAAGATGCGGAAGATGATCATGGTTGTTGGCTTCCGCGCGGCTCGGCAGGAGACATCTTGCGCCGTGCCTCTCCCCCGCGCGTGTTCAGTGAGGGAGACGAACCTATGGAAAGTCGTTCGGGAAACCCAACCCTGGATAGAGCACTGGCACGTGGATTGGCAACAATTTCAAAGACATTTGGTGTTCTACCGGGATTTGCTTATTATCGAGAACAGAGAGGCATCAACGCCAGAGCGAGTCCCGAAAATTTGCTTCAAAGAACGGACGGAACAGTTGTATTTGGCTTGGGTATGCTAAGTTATTTGCTGCAAAAGCCTCATGCCGACGCTGCAATTCTTGCAGTTTGTGCGCATGAATTTGGCCATATTTTGTCGTACAAAAATGGCATGATAGATCAGTTGGCTACTGGTGGCGCCTTTCGTGCTGAGCAATTCGCTGATTTCATGGCTGGATATTTCGCAGGGTCGAGGCGGTTAATTAACCCGGACTATCCCGCAGTCGTGTTTGCAACTACACAGAATGCATTTGGTGGTGGGGACCATGGCACTGGAGAGCAGAGAGGTGAAGCCGTGCAGACCGGATACCTCGCAGCCTATCAAAAGAGGTTGACGATCAACGATGCCGCTCAAGAAGGTTTCACTTTTTCCATGGGTCAAAATTTGTGAGGGCTCCGCTTGTTCGGACGGACCCGGTTTCAAAATGAAGCCATTGCACCAAGAGTAATTAGTTCGAAGTCTTCGTCACTCAAGCCCAGCAACCGCCGCGCGGCATAGCGTACGCGGATGGAGTTGCGGATGCGGGGATCGACCGGGGCTTCCTCGCCGAAGTGGTGTACTTCGGCGGTGCGCTGGACCAAGGGCCGGAAGCTCACCACGACTTCATCGGTGCGGGCAGTGCCGCGCAGGTTACGCGCCAGTGCAGCCTTGGGGAACATGCGCGCCTTGCGCTTGCGCAGGCGGCCGCGCCGGTCGCGCTGGCTCTTGCGAGGCTCCATCGGCGTGCCATCGGGCTGGAGGTTGTCGCGGATGCGTTTGGCATTGCGATCGCGCAGGGCCTTGGCCAGCTTGCGTGTGAGTTTGCGGCGCTCGCCCGGCTCGAGGCGGTGGAGATAGCCTTCCAGCCAGGGCGCCAGGTGGTCGAGACCGTTATCCGTCATCCGGGTCAATCCAGTGGGTGCGGTGCGACCTGTTGGCCATCGACCCAGATCGAGGTGAGACCAGGGCCAATCTGGCTGATTTCGGGAATGAGCGGCACGGCCTGCTCGACCGTGGCAAGATTCCAGCGGCCCGCATCGCCCGGCATGGCCGTAACCGCCTCGCTGAGCGACAGCGTGATCTGCACGTCGACTGTGCCGGCATCGAGGATGTCGACTTCGAAAGGGATGCCCTCTGCACCGCTGGCGAGCAGATCCGGCTGTTGGGCGCGCAGCCATTCGCACACCGTGAACATGATCACATCGGGTTCGCCTGCGAAGCCGCTGATCAGCACGATCAGGTCGTATTCCCAAGCAAAGCCGCGCTGGGCTCCCTGGCGCGCGATCACTTTGCCCTTTTCCACCCACATGGCGAGGCGATCGGGATCGCGGCCGAGTTCGGGCAACAAGGCAGTTATCGCCGCGCGCAGGAGGTCGGGTTTCTTCACGGTTGCGCGCCGGTGCGGCGATGCGCGCGCAGCTGCAAGTGGTGGGGCACGGCCAGCACTGCCGCCATCGCCGCGCCAGCCAGGCTGGCGAGCGTAATCGCGCCGATCAGCACGTCAGCCATTGCCGATCTCCCCGCCGGCAGGCTCTGGCAGCCCCAGGCGCTTGCGAAACAACCAGGCGGCGCCATCGAGCAGCAGGGCAAAGCCGACCATGCCTTGACCCATGGCGATCAGCACCGCGACCACGGGATCGAGGTGGTAGAAGCTGACCAGCACGACTGACACGGTGGCAAAGGCGGGCAGCGCGGAAACTTCACCGATTGCCACATAGCGGCGGCGGCGGTGCCAGTGTTCGGCCATGATCGGATCAGCCGGCGGATCGCCCGCCAGGCCGTAGAGCCGCAGACCGAGCTTGGCCGCGACTACAGTGGCAGCAGCAAACAGGCTGGCCAGCCACCAGAAGAAGAAATCGCGCCAGTCGACCATCGTGTCAGTCCCAATAGTTGGTGGTGTCGAGCGTGGAGGTGGCATCGGTTGCCGGCGGATCGGACATGATGACCGTCGTGCCCTCGGCGATCTGGGCGGAAAGCGAGAGGCCGGGGTTGAGATCGAGCGCCGCCTCGACCACCCCGCCGGCCGTGGTGCCCAGGACGCGCCAGCACACGGCATCGAGCATTTCGCCCTGCTGTGCGGTGGCGGTGGTGGTCACTCGGACGGCCTGCGCAGATCGATAACCTTCAAGCCCATCGCGAAGTTGTAGATCGCGGTGGCGGTATCGATCAGTTGAAGGTGGCTAGCGCCGTAGGTGCGTGCGGCGATGGCTTGTTCGATTGCCCAGCGTCGCATGCGGCTGTCTGAAAGATCAGGGTGGCCATGACCGACAGGCGGCGGGGGCGGCGATGTCCTTATGCTTTGGCCTGGCCGGGGTTGGCGGCGTCCAAACATGGCAGTTCCTTTCAGATCAACTCTATCGCCACGCGCGTGGTCCCGATGAGATCGCGGATCGCTTCGGTGCACATGCGGCGGTAGTCGGCGGCGGTAAGCTTCTCGTCGTCGGCGCGGGCCTGGCCGTGGGTGGTGGCGGTCACGTCGCGGTGCGTCTCTGCGAGCTCGGCCGCTGCCGCGCAGCGCACGGCGCGGGTGTAGAGCACCACTGCCCGGACCTTTCCGCCGATCTTCCGCAACGGCTCCACCTCGGCAAGGCTGGTGCAGCCTTCAGCCTCGCGCGCGGCGCGCCAGGTGGCCAGTTCGCCTTCTGCCGTCAGCAAGCCGCCTTCGAGCGCGCCGAGGAGGCGGGCATGGGTGACGACTTCGCCCAGGCGCAAGGCATCGCGCATGGCATTGCAGTCGATGTCCGGCCACCATCCATCGCCCGGCATCACAGAGCCGGTTGGCGAAACGGGATTGGGGGGGACGCTGACAAACGGGCTCATGAGCGCAGGCTTTCGAAGGGGGTGGGGGGTGAGGGCGCGGGCGAGGGGAGCGGATGCTTCCCCGACCGTTCCCGCCCCCCGGCGCGGGTGGCGCAGCTGGTGTGTTCGGTTAGGTGCCGTCGTTGGCGGCGGGCAGTTTCCTGAGTTCGGCAGAAAGCCGCTCGATAAGCTTCCTCACACCCGCGTTCTGGTCGAGCTCGAGCGCCCGGGAGACGTGATTGAGCGCGGCATCAACCAGGGCGCGCTTGCCGCCGGCCCGCTGGCTTTCCGCCTCGGGATCGAAGGTGTCGGCCTCGGCTTGGAAGGCGAGACCCAGCGCCTTGTGCAGCTTGGCGCGGACCTGGTCGGGCATGTCGTGGTGTTCGGTCAGGGCGAGCGTTTGCTCGAGTACCTGGCGCGGCACAGCGGTGGCGATGCGCAGGGCGCTATCGGCGACTTCCTCGGCCAGCACCACGGCGGGGCTGCGCTTGTAGCGTTCGGGCAGGCCCAGATTGGCGGTGAGCACATGGGCACCCAGCTGGAGCGCCAGCGGCCACTCGCCCACGTCGATCGCCCAGACCAGCATGGTGCCGACGATATCGTCCTGCACCGGCGGATCGGAGCGCATCGCGCCCTCGACCCAGGCGCGATAGCGGCCGATCATGCCGGCTTTCGCGGCGATCTTGCGCTCGACCGACTGGATCTGGCGCAGGCTTTGCAGATCCTGGCCGAGCGCGGCGAGCAGCAGGGCATATTCGCTCGCCACCGCTCCGGTGGTGGGCATGGGTGCGGGCGCATCGGCCGCGCGCGGAGCGACACTGGCAGCGCCGGCCTGGGCCGCGCGGTGCAGTTCACGATGACGGCGAGCGAGAGACATGGGCGGTGCTCCTATGGATGGAAAACCTGCCCGGCGCGGCCCATGAATGCGGGGGGATGCCGACGCCGGGCAGGGAAGGGGCACAAATCGCTGCCCCTTTTGTGGGTTGGCCCCTGCCACCAAGGATCTAAATGGCAGGGGCCGGGCGGCGCCAGAACAGCGCCGCGCTGCCAAATCAGGCCGGCTTGGCCGCCAGCACGATGTTTTCAACAAAGGCGCTCTTGCCGTAGTCCTCGACCACGTAAGCCACATTGGCGCTCTCGTAGTTCGCCATGCGGTTGTATTCGCTTTCGTCCTTCAGCTGACGGCGGCGGGTTTCTTCTTGCTCGTAGATCGACAGGTTATCGAGGCTGGTGATGAGCAGGGCGCGCGCCGGGAAGAATGGTACGCGCACGGCGGGCAGGCCGCCGATCTGCTTGTCCGAGCGCAGGATGCGGTCGCGCGCTTCCTGTTCGGTGGCCTTGTCTCCGGCGTTGTTGATCATCGGGAAGTACTTGTCGTGCACCAGGTCGCGCCCGACGATCACCACCAGGTCGGTGCTGTCGCGCTGCCATTCGTCGAGCAGTTCGATCGCATCGATCACCAGGGCGTCCAGGTTGACGTAGTCGGCGCGGGCCGTGGCGGCGTTGCCGGCATCGGGATTGAAGAGGTCCACGCCCGAAGCGACATAGATCGCCTTGGTGCCATCGGCGGTCAGCGCGCCATCGTTGAGCCAGCGCGCCGGGGCCACGGTGCGGATTTTGTGCAGCCAGCCCTTGTTGACGTCCTGCAACAGCGGATTGGCAGCGCGGTCGGTTTGTGGCGCCACGCTGGTGCCGTTCCACCCGATCATGATCGTATCGCGGCCCTGCTGCTTGAGGATCGCATCGCGCAGGATCGTTTCGAAATCGGGCTTGTGGCGCCAGGCGTCGAGCTTGGCATAGGGGATGGCCCAGTCGAAGTCGGTCTTCTCACAGCGATAGCCGTCGATCTCGGCGCTGTCGGTCGGATCGGTGGGCTGGCGGCGGTTGTTGTTCGCCGTGTTGGTGCGCCCGGCGATCGTGCGGGTGACGCCGATGCCGACCTTGTCGCCTTCCTGCGCAGGCACGAGCTCCATGTTGATCGAGGAGAGGAACTCGCTCGACTGCTGGATGCGCTCGACCAAGGTTTGCTGCACCACCGGGGCAACGGTGAACTGCACGGTGGCGTCGGGCACACCGTTGATCAGCGCGATCTGGCTGACATAGCTGTTGAAGAGAATGCGGGTTTCGTTGCGCATGAGTGTTCCTTGGAAAGAGAGGGGCCTGGCGGCGATCAGCAGTCGGTGCGCACGCGGTTGTCGCCGCCGGTCGCAGGCTGGCGCTGCGCGAAGGCGGTGGCGGGCGTGCGCTCGAGCGTGGCGGCGATCTCGGCCACCTGCCCTTCGATTGCCGTCGCCCGCTGGCCGCTGGCCTGGGCGAAAGTCTGGAAGCTGGTGGCCAGTTCGGTGACCGCCTGGCTCATTGCCTGGGTAAGCGCGGTGAAGGCCGTGGCATCGGCGCCGGGCTGGGCGACAGGTGCCGCCGGGGCGGAAGCCGGTTCCACCTGCTGGCGGGCAGTGAGGTTGTCGAAGAACGCGGCGATCTTGCCGAGCAGGCCGATGGCCGGATCGTCGCTATCGTCGGCCAGTTCGAGCTCGAACTCTTCGGCCGCCGAGAACAGGTTGCCCGCGTCGAGCTTGCGGCTGCGCAGCGGCGACTTGTCGCCCTGGGTTGCCGCGAATTGCAGCATTTCCGTGCCGAGTGAAGCCGGGCTGTCGGTCACGGCCAGGCCAACGAGGTAAGCCTTGCCGGTGCCGGCGAAGTTCGGGTTGATCTTGATCGAGGTGAATAGCTTTTGCTTGGCATGATTCATAGCGATCAGCGGTTCGAGCGCCTCGATCTCGGCAAACAGCGCCAGGCGCGTTTCGGTCTTGCCGCCGATGGTCAGCTGCACTTCCTGCGTGCGCAGCGACAGCACATCGCCCAGCGACTGGAACGGCGGATCGGCCGTCACGCCCCGGATATGCTCGAGATTGACCCGCGCGGCGAAGGTCTTGGGATCGTAGGTTTCGACCGCGTCGATCAGCCACTGGCGTTCGATGGCGCGGCCATCGGTGGTGGCGCCTTCGACGGCGACGCGGAAAAAGCGGGACTTGGGCATTCAGGGCTCCGGTCCAGGAGTTACGGCGGGACAACCGCACCAGGCCCCGGATCGCGCCGCATCTCAACGCGGGCGCGTTGTGAAACCGCCCCTTACAATCGGCCCCCGCCGACAGCCCCGCCCAAGGGCCATAGCGTGGCCAGCGATGAAGCAGCCCCCCGACAACGATAACCTGTATGACATGCCCGACGCCTCCGCGTCCGGGGCCAATGTCG